TAGAGAATGGCTATACAGACTTCTAGTTTCAATATTTATAAGAAACTAAAACGTATGTATTATGTCACAGTTAGACAGTATAGTATTTGGTAAGAAAAAATTCTCCGATATAATTAAGGAGATTTACGATAATCAAAACGAAAAGAAAAGACAAGTAAGCGCTCTAATCTCGGAATTAAAACCTTTAATCTCCGATATTGGTGACGCTACTCTTGTAGTCCCTCTTATAAAAGAATATATGGAAATTGGAGTTAAGAATGATGAACAACTCATCAAAATGGCTACAATTGTTCAACGTGCTCTTCAAACAGAAACAGCAGAAGGTGATTTTTCAATTTCAGATGAAGAAAAAGAACAACTTTTAGCTGCTATGGAAGAATTACAAGATAATAGTAAAGACGAAAAGTAATGGCTCGTAAAACAGGAATGGCATTCTTTCAACCACCTCCACTTAATACTGAAGGGGTAAATAAAAGTACTAAAGTAGATACTTTGATCCGTGCTGTTCGTGTTAAAAGTATAGTATTGGATGAAGATCATCCTAGATTTAGAGAATTAGGTGAATGGAATGGTTTGGGGACTATAGAATATGAATTGGTAGAAAATCCTATATCTTCCCCAATTTTACCTACAGCTAAACCACTATACCCAGATAATAAAAGTTACCCATTAAAAAATGAAATAGTATTTTTACTATATCTTCCGGATACTAGTATTGGAGAATTCACAACTAGTGGTATAAGTTACTATATGAGTGTAATCTCACTATGGAACCATCCACATCATAATGCTTTTCCAACTAACCCAAATAATCCTTTACCATCTCAACAAAAAGATTACGTTGAGGTAGGAGCAGGAAGTGTTAGAAGAATTACAGATCAATCCTCAGAAATTGACCTAGGAAAAACATTTATTGAACGTACTAATATCCATCCTTTACTACCTTTTGAAGGTGATAAAATATTTGAAGGTAGATGGGGTAACAGTATTAGATTAGGATCCACAGTATTAGATAAAAATCTATGGTCTTCTACTGGGGAAAGTGGAGATCCTATTTTAATTCTAAGAAACGGTCAAGGAGAACAGTCTGAAAAAGGATGGATACCTGTTACTGAGGATGTAAATAATGATGATTCATCTATTTATCTTACCTCAACCCAACAAATCCCAGTAGATATTAATAATGAAAACTATACTAGTTATACTAACCCACCCAAAAACATAAACCAATATACGGGGAAGCAAATTATTTTAAATTCTGGGAGGTTAGTATTTAACTCAAATGAGGATCATATTTTAATTAATTCATATACATCATTTGGCGTTAATGCTAGTAGTTTTAATGTTGATTCTCCTGAATCAATAATACACTCGAATAAAATTTATCTGGGTGGTAAAAACGCTAATGAATCAGTATTAAAAGGAGATACAACTATTGATTTATTATCTCAGATAATGACTCAATTAATCAGCCTAACCACAGCTCTTAAAACAGTTACTCCTACTGGAGGTCCAGCTGTTGCCCCTGCAGCTATATTATTAGAGCCTGAGTTAAGAAGATTAAAAAATCTGCTTGAAAATACAACTAAATCTAATATTAGTAAAACTTTATAATGGCTGGGATTCCAATAAATACAATATTAGGTGCTCTTCCTGATGGTTTAAAATCAAAAGGAACAGCTAAATTACCGGAACTTATATTAAAAGAGGGGGTTAAGATAGATACATTAATTCAACCTACTTTAACCAAAATAATTTCCCAATTACCTTCAGATAATATATGTTTAACTGAGGAACAAACACAATTAATTTTAGATCAAAGAAATAATATAGTAGGTTCTCTTAATAATATAGGTAATGTTTTAGATAAATTAACTATAACATTAACAGGTTTAAGTACATTTTTAGAATTAACTACAATTACTCTTCAAACATTAAAAACATCTAAATTTGTAGCTTCTTTAGCAGCTAAATTCATCCCTGTTATCCCCGGAGCTGTAACTAGTGCCCTTTCAGATTTAGGAGATGTTATTAGAGATGTAACTTTTGATAAAGAAGGAAATTCTAAATTAAAACCTATATCTAATACTATAAATGCTGCTGCGTTATCTACTGCTGTAGTAAATAGTTATATTACTTTAGCTACATCCCAATTAGAAACTATAGATTTATATTTAAAAACTTGTTCTCAACAATCATTATCTCCTTTAAATAATACAGTTAATGGGATAGTTAATTTAACTAATAAAGCAGAATCTTCTTCTAACAATCCATCATATAAAGGATTTGCTTTTGAAATAGAAGTAGTTCCATTCAACGATAAAATAAATCAAATTCGTGCAATTGCCGTTAATAAATCGGGAATTAAAATGATAGAAACAGAATTATCATTTAGCACGAACCAACAAACTCTTATAAACGAATTAAAATTTATAATTGACAGAGACAATTTAAAAGCTTAATATATTTAATATTTATAACCAATGAAAAGTACAGAATTCAAAAAATTAGTAAAAGAAGCTGTAAAAGAAGCTATCCAAGAAGAATTGAAAGAGATCCTTCTTGAGGCAGTTCGTTCTCCAAAAAATGTTGTAACCGAAACAAAAGACACTTACGCTCAACCATCAATCTCACAACCTAAACAATTAAGTCCTGAGGAACGTAGAAATATGTTCTCTGGTTTATTAGGTGAAATGCAACAAGGGGGAATGGCTAATAGTGCATATGCTGGCAATTTACAACAATCAGGCCCTGTAGACCCAGTTAACGGTAAGTTACCTGAAGGACAGGTAGGTTTAGACCAAATAATGGGTTTAATGAATAGATAATGGCGTTTAATGCTAAGAAAATATTTCCAATAGATCGAAAACCGGGAACTGCGGTAGGGATAGACCTTCCATTAAATTCACCTTCGGTATTTAGATCTAACTACACTACAAAAGATTCTATAAAAAGTAATCTAGTTAATTATTTTCTTACTAATACTACTGAACGTTATTTAAATCCAACTTTTGGGGGAAATATTCGTTCATTTATATTTGAGCAAATAAACTCATCAAACACAGATTCTCTTAAAGAGGATATTCAATCTAAAATATCTTTAAATTTCCCTAATATTAATATTAAGGATTTAGAGGTTTATTCTTTTGAAGATAACAATACTGTAAGTATAGAAATGACATATGAGATTCTGAATACTGGTGTTGAAGATGAAATACAAATAGCATTTAACTAATGGCAACTAAAAAAAGAGACATAAAGTATATTAATAAGGACTTTAGTGAGTTAAGAAAATCACTCATTGACTATACTAAAACTTATTTCCCTACAACCTATAATGACTTCTCCCCAACATCACCTGGTATGATGTTTATGGAGCAAGCCGCTTATGTAGGTGACGTATTATCATTTTATTTAGATAATCAGGTACAAGAAACATTCTTGCAATATGCTAGACAAACAAATAACTTATACGAGTTAGCTTATATGTTTGGTTATAAACCGAATGTAACCCAAGTAGCTCAAGTAGATCTAGATTTTTACCAACAAGTTCCCGCTAGTGCATCAGTCCCTGATTTTGATTATGCTTTAAATATAGCAGCCAATTCAACAATAACTTCTACATCTAATTCAGATGTAACATTTTTAATTGAAGATGCTATTGATTTTTCAACATCTAGTTCTTCAAACCCTACAGAGATTTCAGTATACTCAGTTAATGGAAGTAATGAACCAACATATTATCTTTTAAAGAAAACTAAAAAAGGTATTTCTTCTACTATTAATAGTACTACTTTTTCATTCTCATCTCCTCAAGCATTTTCAACTGTTGAAATTAATGCTGATAATATTATAGGAATTTTAGATGTTACTGATTCAGATGGAAATAAATGGTATGAAGTAGATTATCTAGGTCAAGATACAGTATACGATTCTATTAAAAACACTAATGTAAATGATCCTAACTTCTCTTCAGATAATGGAGATGTTCCTTATTTACTTAAGACTAAACAAGTACAACGTCGTTTCGTTACCAGATTCTTAGATTCAGGATCATTACAAATCCAATTTGGCTCTGGTATTGCCAGTGATGATGATGAAGAAGTAATTCCAAACCCAAACAATGTAGGTTTAGGATTACCATTTGAAAAAGACAAATTAAACGCTGCTTATTCACCTACAAACTTTATCTTTACTAAGACTTATGGTATTGCCCCTTCAAATACAACATTAACTATTAGGTATTTAACTGGAGGTGGGGTAGTATCTAATGTGCCTTCAAATGATCTTTCCACAACAGGATTCTCAGGTAACATTACTTTCGTTAATAGTAATCAGCCTACAGGATCAGTTGCTCAAACAATATTTGATTCATTTGCTGTATCTAACCCTAATGCCGCTGATGGTGGTGGAGATGGAGATACTGTAGAGACTATAAGACAAAATTCATCTTTAAATTTCGCATCACAACAAAGAAACGTAACTAAAGATGATTACTTAGTTAGAGCATTAGCTATGCCTTCAAAATATGGAGTCATTTCTAAAGCCCATATTGAACCAACTAAAGTAACCAATATATCAGCCGGAGAATCTAATTCAATATTAGATTTGTATGTATTGTCTTACAATAATGCTAAACAACTACAAGTTGCTTCTCCCGCTTTAAAACAAAACTTAACAACATATCTATCCCAATATAGAATGATTAATGACGCTATTAATATAAAAGATGCGTTTACTATCAATATTGGAGTTAATTTTGATATAATTGTATTACCTGAATATAACAATAATCAAGTATTAGCTAACTGTGTTATAGCTTTACAAGATTACTTCAGTATAGATAATTGGCAATTAAATCAACCAATTATATTAAGAGATATTTTTGTTCTCTTAGACCAAATTGAAGGAGTACAAACAGTTAAAAACATTGATATTGTAAATAAAGTTGGAGAAAATTTAGGATACTCTAAATACGCTTACGATATAAACTCATCAACTATTAATAATGTAGTATACCCTTCACTTGATCCTAGTATTTTTGAAGTTAAATACCCTAATACAGATATTCAAGGTAGAGTAGTACCTTTATAATTAAAACAAGATGGCAGTATACAAACTATTTCCGGTAAAAGATACCTCAATATATTCATTATACCCTAATTTAAATTCGGGGTTAGATGAAATTATTGAATGTTCTACTAGGGTAAACGATGAATATGACCTTAATACTCAAGCTAGTAGATTTTTAGTTTCATTTTCTCAAACTGAGATTAATGATGTACTTACTAATGAAGTGGGTGCTTCTACATGGTCTTCATCTCTAAATGTATTTTTAGCAGATGGTGAAGGATTTAGTGACACTGTAGCATTAGAATTTTACCCTGTCTCCGCTTCATGGAATATGGGTACAGGTAAATTTTTAGATAACCCTGAAATTACAGATGGTGCATCTTGGAATTATAGAACCTCATTTGGCGATCAAATTTGGAGGATATCTAATTTTGGGCAATATGTGACAGCTTCATTTGCCCCTTCATATCCTGGAGGTGGAACTTGGTATACTGGTTCTTCTATTTCGGGATTAAATGTAGTTCAAACTCAATCATTTACTTTTTATTCTACTGGGGATATAAACGTTGATGTAACAGATACAGTTAAAGCATGGGTAAGTGGTGCATTTGAAAATAATGGTTTTATAGTAAAACAACAAAACGAATTTGTCACATCATCAAACGATGCTAATATAATTCAATACTTCTCAGTTGATACCAATACAATCTATCCCCCTTGTTTAGAAATTAAATGGGATGATCATACTTATAATACAGGTTCTCTTACAGTATTAAATACACCTCAATGTATAGTAAGTGTAACTAATAATGCTGGGGAGTATTTTAATAACGCCATAGAAAAATTCAGAGTAAATGCAAGACCAGAATTCCCAACTCGTATTTTTTCGACGAGTTCATTATATACTGACAATTTCGTATTGCCTTCTTCATCTTATTTTGCTATCAAAGATTTAGATACTAATGAATTTGTAATAGATTTTGATACTCAATTTACAAAACTAAGTGCTGACGCTAATGGTAGTTACTTTAATTTATATATGAATGGTTTACAACCTGAAAGATATTA